CCACTCCAATTTATTCCATCTTCTGATGTAATTGCATATCCATTGGAGTTTCCGCTTAATGCAACGTAAGTTCCATTGCCGTAAGCAGTTCCATAATAAGCTACTTCACTTCCGCCTGTCAAATTATATTCATTCCAGCTTATTCCATCTGCTGATGTAGCGATTACATCGCCACCCAAAGCGACAAACAAGTTATTGATGTAGGAAACTGATTGCCAATATGCTGAAGATGATATGCTGCGTTGAGTCCAATTTATCGCATCAGGAGAAGTAGCATAAATATCTGTGTTGTAAGCAATAGCGACAAACTTACTATTGCCATAAGCGATAGAATACCAATTTAAACTTGCTGGTAAATCATTAATATACCAATTGACACCATCAGCACTGTAAATTGATTTATTGGAACCAACTGCTACAGCAACAAACTTATCGTCTCCATAAGTCAAAGATATCCAATCATAAGATCCTGAAACAGTTTCATCAGTCCATGTAGAACCATCTGTGCTTATTGCTATTTGATTTCCATAAGATATTGCTAAAAAATCACATGAAGGTGGATTTGTTACGCAACCATATGTAATAGCATTCCAATTAGAACTGACAGGAAGCGTGTGTTCACTCCAAATTAAGCCATCATATGACACAGCAATAGTGTCACCACTTGCAACAAAAGCTACAAACTTGTTATCGCTAAATATAACTTTATGCCAAGAACTATTGGATGGCATGTCTCCTTCTGTCCATGTGGTTCCGTTTGTTGAATGAACAAATTTAGGTCCACTTCCCACAATGATAAATTTATTATTTCCAAATGCTATGTCTTTTGTACCGCTTTGGAAATAAGATGATGAAATTGATGAATAATTCCAAACTGTTCCATTGGTTGATGAAACACTTTTAGATGATGCTGAAGAAGCATATCCATCTATTGTGACGTATTTCCCATTACCATAAACAGTGTTTTGCCCAAATGGTAGTAAACCTCTGTCACCAATAGAAACTTCTGTCCAAGATGTTGCATCTTCTGATATTGCAACTTTATCCATTGACAATGCAATAAATTTATTATTTACATAAGAAATTGAAAACCAAGTAGAGCTTGACGGCATTGTCCGTAAAGTCCAAGTTTCTCCATCATTTGAAGTGAAATAATCATCTGTTCCATAGGAAATTGCTAAATAATTACCAAATGAGCCATAAACGACTTTAAGTAATCCTGATATTGTGGGATCGTTACTATCAATCCAACTTGTACCATTAAAACTATAAATTGCCTTAGAACCACCAACAGCGACATACTTGTTATTGCCGAAAGTAACTCCAAACATTGATTGTGGAGCAATTTCTGTTGTACCATCTGCCCATGTAACACCATCTTGAGAAGCAACAGACACATAGTCGCCAATTGCAACAAAATTACAATCAAGTGCTGGTGGTGATGTTATGCATCCATAAACAATGTCTTTATATCCAAAGTCATTAGGAAGAGTGTTTTCTGTCCAGTTTATTCCGTCTGAAGATAAAGATATGGTATCATTTGATAGTATTGTGAATGTGTTATCACCAAAAACGATTCTATTCCAAGCTTTAGCTGATACCAAATCAGCTTCTATCCAGATTTGACCGTCATCAGAATAAATGACTTTGTCACTGTTGTTGCCGATTGCAACAAATACTCCGTTTCCAAATGCTACATCTTTTAACCCATCTGGGAATGAAGAAGTTGTAATGTTGGAAGCATTCCATGTAGAAGCATCTGTTGACCAAACGCTTTTAAATCCACCATCCATTGTTACATAATAACCATTACCATAAACAACAGATGCGTTGTAAGTTAGTATTGTTATGCCACTTAACGTAATTTCATTCCATGTTTCAGCATCAGTTGACGTGAGTATTTTGTTTGTTCCAAGAACAATAAATAAATCATTTACATAATTAATGGAATCCCAATACTCAACCGATGGCAAATTGCCAACATTAGAACCAGCCCAAGAAACACCATCAACAGATGTTGCATAGTAACTGCTATCATATGAAACAAGTACGAATTTGTTATTACCGTAGGCAATTGAAGACCAAGTAACAGAAGTAATGTATGGTAAGTCGCTAAATGTCCAATTAATTCCATCAATTGATTGAATTGCTGAATATTGTGAAATATTTATAGCTACATATCTGTTATCGCCAAAAGTTACACAATCTCCACCTATTGGCATGGTTCCAGCTGTCCAAGATGATCCATCTTCAGAAAACTGGGAATATAAATCTGATACTGCTACAAATCCACAAGATGGAGGAGCAACTGGCGTGAGACTTAAAATATGCTCTTTATTTTTGCCTTGAAATTTATCTGTCATTATAACACCTTTACTGGATTTGAAACTATAATTTTATTTACTTGATTGCCTCTTAGTGTTATTAACAAAGTTGGCATATATGTTCCTGCTCTTTGGTATTTATGGGTTGTGTAGTGTATATTTGGGTTAACTTGTCTTTGGTTACCACCATCTTCAAATACCCAAAATCTTTCTACTATGTCTCCACCAGACTGATCTATCAAGTTAAAACTTGTTGCTTCAATTCCCATTTTGTTCGCAGTCTGAACAGAATATCCAACGCTAGGTGTAGCATAAACAAATAAATTTGGTATTTCGTTTGATGCTGTTATATATCCTTTTTTAACAACAAGTCCTTGTGCTCCCAAGTTTGTTACAATTCTCAACTTAACATCAAAGCTTCCTTCACTGGAATAAGTATGGGTTGGGTTTCTTTCTAGGCTAGTTCCACCATCTCCGAAGTCCCAAAAAAACTTATTTGCAATTACATTGCTAAAATTTTGAAATTTTACAGTTAAAGGAGAAGGACCATTTAGAGGATATGCTCTAAATAATGGCTTTGGTGCTAAAAGCTTTATTTCTTGTTGTTTGAGAATGTTGTTTAAGGAGCCACTGGCTGGAAGATCTGCTGTACCTAAAGTATTTTCAATTTTTATAACAGCATCTTTAATGCTGTTGTGATGGTCTGCAAAAACTCCACCAATAATTTGCGCTCCAACGTCCCAATTAGTTTGTCTTGATCCAGCAAACCCACGAACCAAATTACTAAATGTTTGATTGGTTCTTTTCTCGTAATAAACATATTCTGGAAAAGTAGCATATTTTTCAGGCAAATTAATTCTTAAAACGCCTTTGTCTGAAAAGTTTTCTGCATTTTCGACAATAATTAAATCTGACCCGTAATTCAATGCTTGAGTTAAATTTGTTTCGCTATTATTTTTAGCAAAATAAAGTGTATCATAGTTATCAATAGCTTCTGGAAATACTGATAGATCACCAGCCAGATATCCCAAATCATAACTACTTAGTTTACTGACCATCTCCTAAAAGACCTTTCCTCGTATTTATCAATTTTAAAAATTGAACTTTTGTTTTACTAGAATTATCTAATTGCAATATCGATCTAACCAATTCTTTATTTACAGGATTACCTAACAAAAAATCTAAATTTAATTCATTACTAAATTTATTTTCAAAGTATTCAGCTTGAGATTCTGTATTATTCCAATTTTTAATAACATGTTTAGAATCAATTTTATCAAAAATTTTTGTAAATTCTTCACATTCTTTTTCATAGTTTTCTTTGTTTTCTAACAATTTATTATGATTTATTTGTAAATTTGCTAAACTTCTTTCTAATTTTCTAACCAAAAAAGGAGTTTTTCTGCTATTTTTTTCCTTTTCTTCTTCTATTTCTATTTTTTTAATTTCAATATCATCTAAAATATTTTCAATCTCCATATTAAGACTTATAAGACTTTCATATCTTGTTTTAAGTTCTCGAATACATTGCCACGCTTGAGCGTCTAATGTTAATTCTTTTCCAATGATGAATTTTTCAATTTGATAGTCGCTGTGTCTGTTAACAACGATATTCTTATCAAGTATTTCTTTTATTTTGTTTAACATATATTAATGTAGTAATGTTAATCAAGAGGCAGGTCAAAATCAATTCTAATTATATCAATTGAAGTTATAGCATTGTCTAATGTAAATCCAGTTCTTAGATCATTTTCAATGTAACCATTTAATTGATATGAATTTGTTGCTAATGGTGTTGGAACATAAATCAATGATCCATCATTATAAATTCTTACACCATTAATATAAACTCTTAAAGATCCAACTTCAAATGGAACATTAAGACCAGTTATATAATTAGTGTAATCAGGACTTAAATTAGCTGAAGGTGGCTCTACTCCATAAAAATGTCGATGTGCATTTTGCAAACCAACAGCAACTTCGGCAGAAATAATGTTAGGTTCTGTTACATTAAAGCTAATAGTTGTAGAATTCTTAAATACAATTGGTCCATTATTAAAAAAAACTGTTTTACTAATTTGATCTACTTGAATTGTTAAGTTTGTTGCTTCATCAGAAATAAGTTCTAGTTTTTGACGTTCAGATAATTCCATTCTAACATAATCAGTGCCATTGTACATGCCATCTTCGTGAGCACCAATGTTATGTAACGCTTCATTAATCTTATTGCTTTTTAGATTACCATTTTGTTCTAAAGACTGATCAAGTCTAGCCGCTAAAGTTCCAGTATTTCCAATTGCAGACTCAAGAATAGCCGTATTTGTGTCTACAGCACTGTTGATTATATCATCTCTTTGGACGAGAGCATTGATAGGCAGGTTATCAACCTGATAATAATAAGGCTGTAATGGTTGATAACTTGGAACTGATATTATACTTATATCTGGCATAGTAACATATTTAGTCTAAATCAAAGTAAATTTACTCTCCAATTCCAAACAATTTGAATATCAGATGTTTTTGATAGAGGAGAAAATGTTGCCATTGAGTATAAAATGTCATTGTTTAGCACTAAAGCCATTTCAGAAATATTATAACCATTTGCATCATCAAAACTTAGAACAGATGTAAAAACGACTTGTGTAGCGTTTGTTGAGTCAATATTGGTAACAACTGGCTTGTTTGCTCTAGTCAAACCAAAAAGACCTGTTCTATCTGCATCTACATATCTTGTGGTAGTTCCATCAGTTCCACCATCACCAAAAATCATTCTAGAGACAAACTGATTGTAAATGCCATCAATTTTGTTGGCAAGAACTTTAACTAATTCAGATCTACCACCAATAAGAACAGCATTGCTGAAATCAATGTTACTTTCTTCGCCATTCTTATTGATGATTTTTCCTGTCACATGACCAATACATTTTGATAAATCGTTCATATTTTCCCTTCGATTTTCTTACTGTCTCTAGTTAAAATAGTATAACCAATACTTTCTTCTTGAATCGAAACAGACTTGGGTCCATTAGCAAAATCAGCTAACGCAAATGGAGAAGAATTAGCAGTTTGATACGTTATCAAGTTATTACTAGACCTGTCAATATAATCAAAACTATTTCCCAAAATTGTTGTAGAATTTTCAATATACTGAATTAATTCGTAATTGACAGAGCTTCCACCACTTGAAATTGTTCCCCAATCCTCAAACCTTCCTGAAATATAAAGATAATCAGTTGAACTTATATTTACCTCTGAAATAATCGAATAAAAATAATTTGAATTTATTTTTATTAAATAATTTTCTTTAAAAGTGCTGTTGCGAATTGCATTAGGATTGTTTGGATCAGTAAATGTTGGAAAAGTTAATGGCTTTGCTAACAACATTTTATTATAATTAACATTTCCAACATTGTATGTTAATCTTTTTAATATTTTACCGCTTATTCCCACTTGATCTCCACTGACGTATCCATCAATATAGAATTCATCAGTTTCAGTTGGATATTGATCTATGTAATATTGATTGGAAGTAGAATCAATGTAAAAATAATTATTTCCTTGCAGAAGTTCTTGTATATTAGTAACTCCTGTACCGGGATCTACAACTACTCTGCCACGATTTAAAACATCATAAATTCCAGTCGTTGACTCAAAAATTATATTATTATTTTCGTCCAACAATTTATAGTTTAATCCGCCAACTGGCATATTGCTTAATGTTCCATTATTGGCAATAGTTAATTTATTATTTACGACATTGCTAATATTATAAATAAAACCAGTTAAAACGATTTCAACTTTCCATGCAGCAAGAGCATTGCCGTTGTTTACGTCATGTACAGTCTTTATCGGATAATACAAGTAATCAAAAGATTCATCGATAATGCTGTAAGTGTTATCTTCATAAACATTGAAATTAGTGTCCGCAATAATTATGTTTGATAATATAAATGTAAATTCAGTTATGTTTAATGGTTCTGAAAAACTTTCAATCACTTCAACAATGTTGTTTGTAGGATTTTCAACTGTGTAATTACCACTGTTTATGTGCGGTGACAAAATTTGTAAAAATGTTTTTGCCGGATTAACATTAATCCCCAATGATTGTAAATTTTGGGAAGAACAAAAAAGAACAATGTTTTTATTAAATGCCATTGTTGTGCCAGATTCAATGCTACTGGAATTTGCTAAAGAATTTCTAAGCACAGGATTATACAGATCAGATCCCGGAATAATATTTCTGTTAAATACATTACTTATTTCTCCAGAAATCAAAAATTCAGCACCATTATACCTTATAAGTATTTCCCAACTTTCATTTGCAGGAAGCATGTAATCCTGCATAAATCCATTAAATTGCAAAGTATGTAATATTGCATGAAAAGGAATATAGTCTGCAATAATTTCCTGCGCTTCAGTTAATCTAATGTTGGACAAATCTTGTATAGTAAGCTCAGCGTTGAACCTAGAACTTATCGTGTTCCTACAAGGCTCTACAAAATCTTTATCAATGTTTTTAGGGTCAAAACTGTCTCTTAAAGAACCATTGTATTCATCCATATTATATGCTTGTTCTGAATAAGGAAATTCAGTTCTAACCTTGCCAAATATTATTGGATCATAAAACGGATTCTTAACATTGATAATAATATCAAATAATGGGTCGCTTTCCTCAATTACATGTGTATTCCAATCTTTTTTTGGATACTTAACATATCTTTCATCTCTCGTGTCAGCTAATGGCAGCGATAATATATAACCATGTAGTTGAATCTCTTCATTGTCAGGCAATTTTTTTATCTGATATGTTATCTTTAAATGAGACCCAATTCCTAACGGATTTCCAATATATTTCATATATGATTTGCCGTTAGAAGTGTAAATTGTGATATTGCTTAAATCTAATGTTTCATAATTATCAATAACAATAGAATTTCCATTTATAGAAGACTTCGCTACTTGAAAAGAAAAATAAATATCATTTTTATCTAAACTTACTTTTTCTAGTTGAAAAATATTATCATTTAGATAAACAAAACTTTCTGTAAAAGTATATTTGGTTCCCACTTGCCATAGTTGTGAAAATTTATCAAGTTCAATTCCAGCATCATTCAGAGCTTCTTTTAAAGCCCTTATTGTTCCTTTAGATTTATTAAGAGGAACAGCTTTTTTAATTTGTTTTCGCCATCTGGTTGGGTCAGAACTTCTTAGTCTCAAATTAAATAAATTAGCTAGATATATTAACAAAGGCTCTTGTAAAACATTAGCATCAAGAAGATCAATGATTTGATTGACCAAATCTTCCATGTTTTTAAAACCAATGTTAATCGATTGGTTTAGTTTGTCTAAAATTTCGGGCGTTCTGTCATCACTTGAATATGTTGTTTTGTACATTTCTGGCAAATAACGAGTCAATAAATCATAATATTTATTTTCAGGAGTTCTGTGACTTGGATTGCTTGTATACGCTGCAATATCACTTAAAAGATAAAATCCCAAGTGTGCGCTTAAAACGTCTCCAGAAGGGTTTGGCTTCCATTTGTAACAAATAAAATAGTCACCTTCTCTTACTCCCAAAGCATCCCAATAAAAAGAAAATCTACAATATGGAAATTCATTATTTGGAGCACTCTGAACAGGAGAATCTGTATTAGGTTGACCTCTTACCCATAAAGGATTAGTTGCATTTCCTCGTTGGTAAACAATAATAGAATTTTGATAATAAAAAGGACTTGTAACAATAGTTGTTTGCCAATCGTTCAAAGCATCATTAGCTATCTTGATATTTTCTTCCGAAGGATTATTACAAGCAATATTTTTAAAATACAAATATTTTTCTTCAAGATTTTCCTGAGAAACTTGATTATCATATTCTTGCATATTTGTAGAAGCATAACTGCGTTCTATAAAATATATTGTTATGTTTTCTATGTAATAAGGATCTTCAAAGTAACATTTATTAGAATCTGGAGTTAAGAATACAAACTCGACTCTATCGTTAACTTTTGGATTATCTGTATATAATTTATTCATAGGTAAAACTTATTGCTATACTTTCTGGTCTAATAATCTCAAAATACCTTGCGTTTACAGTTTTTCCACTGTTGTCAGGATCGCTTGTTGTGAAATAAATATCATATCTGCTTGGTTGTTGCATATCTGAAAGAGCTTTGATAACATCAATGTCTCTTAAATTCTGTTCATAATCCCAATTATTTACTGAAAAGAAACTTTCAATTCTTGAAGTTATATTAGTTTTTATTTCATCTTCAAACTTTTTATAATATTTATCCATTACCACATTAACAGAAATGTTAGTTAAAATGATTTCGCCATCAAGAATGCTAAGATAATCAGTCATCATTTTGTTAGCATTTATGTGTTGCATAAACTCATATTTAAATTGACTGGATGATTTTTCTAGATCTAAATTGTTTACTTTTGTTAAAACATAAAGTTCAACAATGTTGGAACTACACCCAGAATGTCTCAATACAGCATTTGCTTTACCCATCACTCCATTATAAGGTGTTGCAAATAAATTGGCATAATTTTTGTAATCACTGCCAGAAACACATCTATTTTGAGATTGATTGTAAATTGGAAGTTTATATCTAATATCATCAATCGTTTCGCCAGCATATCCATGCTCTCCTTTAGTGTAATTTGTCAAATTGACAACCGCACTGTAAACTTCACCTGAAATTGGTATTAAAGTTTGGGTATTTACGAAGTTGCTGACAATGTTACCTGATGGTCCACCACCTATTCTGTAAACAATTTGTATTGTAGATCCAGCAGATGGAATGTATCCTGCTCTATTGTTACCAAATATAATATAAACTGAATAATCAGAATTATATTCAATTCTATATTCTCTTCTAGGAGATGATTCAGTAAAATATTTGACTTGATCCCACTTTGTGCCATCAACGCTTACACGAATGGAATCAAGCAAGACTGGACTGTAAGTTAACAAATATGCCTGATCAGTTCCACCTACAGCACCAAAAGCATCACTATAAGTTCTACCTTCTAATCCAACAATATTACTATTGATCAATGTTCCATTGTTTATGTAAATGTTTTCATCGTAAATAGGTCTATTTAACGAATCAGAAGGAAACAATTCTATTGTTGTGGTAACATTGTTATTTAATATGTCAACTGGATATGGTGTTGGTATTTCTAAATCAACATTGTAAGTCGTTTGCACTCTTGCAGACCAAAGGCTTTTACCAGCAATTGGCGGTTGAGGTTCATAACCAACAAGCTTTGCTAATCTCAAAGCATTTTCTAGTTCTGTAACCGTATCAATAAATACTTCATTGGCTATTTGATCTGTCTTAAATGAAAGAGTGTCTGCAATAAATGCCCAATTTTCAATAAGCATAATACCAAGACTTGACTCAACAAAATCATTAAACTCAGCGCCAAATTTTTCTTTAATATAAGCCACCAAACGAGACTTCATTGACCAAAAATCTTGATTAGTATAATTTAAGGAAAATATTTGAGGTCTTGTGTTATTAGCACCAAGTTTGTATGGCTTTAAATCAAACGGACATTTTTCCAAATCAGCCCCCTTCAAATGGTATTGCTAAAATTAAATTTTCAACAACATTGATTTGCTCTGGATTTATATAGTTAATTTTTACCAAGACTCCATTCTGATTTGTATAAGTTCCTTCCTCTTTATCACTTTCAGATAAATTAGCGACAACAATCGACTTAACAGTAATTCTTGGTTCCCATGTAGCAATTGCATTCGTAATCGCTTCAGTTATAGCTGATCTTGTTACCTCGTTATTAGGCTCGTAAAAAAATTTACGCAAAGGTGTGCCAAATTGAGACAACATGACTCTATCACCGGGATTAGTCAAAATTAACTGGATTAAATCACTTTTAATATTTCTTGGTCCTAATTGAGTGTAAAAAAATCCTAAAGGATTTTTTGACACCGGAAACGGAAGACCTTTTAACACAATTGCCATTAAAACTCCTAAATAATTATTTTCAACTAAGAGGTAACCCTCCAGAACACTGATCATCACCCGGAGCACATGCTTCTATATTTAGATTGCCAATTCCAATCCCAGTAGCTGCATTACTACAAGAAGCATAAACTCTATCACTTGCTTTAATACAACCATTTGGCATTAAAACCAATATTGGGAATATGCCCGGAACACACTCTTCTTTATTCGCAGTTGCTTGAGCGGTTGCTTGATCCAGTTCTGGTTTCAATAAATTCTCTGGAGGACTTACTCTATTGTTATCAGTATTGCTTGGTGGTTTGTAATCTCTACCAGCTAACAAGAATATTTTTTCGTCCACTTTGACAACATGATTTTTTCTGCCAATGTGAAAGAAATCTTCCTCTGTATAATCCAACCTGTTCGTTTTAACATATATTATCTTGTGACCCTCGATAACATCTAAAGCATTCTCTTTCGCATACAAAAATAAATTTCCACCTGATCTTACTTGTATATATCCCGATTCGTTAACATCTGGATATCCCTCTTGTAATTGAATAATATGAGGTCTTGAACCATTCTCAATAGTTTTTTGAGGAGCAATAATATCAATTGATTGCCCTTGAGTTGTTTTTTGATCAGGACTGTCATTTAATGTAATTTGTAACCCATAACCAGTTCTTAATTGCATATAAGCTGCATTAGCATTGTTCTGAGGGAATACTCCATCTTTACGACACCCGTATTCTCTTTTATTGCCCTCGTCAGACATAATAAATTGGTGTTTGCTAGTTGATGTCATAATAATACCTTGACCAGCTGAAGCTCTACCATCACAATTAGGACCATCAACAGCATCACACAAAAATATTTCATTTCCCAAAGCACTATGTAATTTTATTCCATTTGAATCACTACGAACCGTATCAGATCCACTATCAGTTCTTTCTAAATCATTCATTTCAATCAAATGACCAGTTGCTGATTTCCAATATGTTCTGCCAGCAAATTTATTGTCACAACCAAAATCAAATGCTTCTGTACTCCTGTTCCAATCCATAGATCCTCTTGGTTGATTCACAGAATCATCCATCACAAGAGTATGACCCGAAATAGAAAGTATCTGTACTCCAGTTTGAGGTAAATCACATTTATTGTTTTGAGGAGTTTGTGGACCTCTGTAAGGTCTACACTCACTTGCTTGTTTGAAAAATGGATTTCTACCATTTTGACTATCTGGTCTCTCTTGTGTTTCTGGTTTGCCACCAATAATAGTTGATTGACTCGATGACGCATCACTTGAATAAGCACAATCTGTATTTTCGCTTTTTTTATTTAAAGCTTCATTGGTAACTGTGGAATTTCCCGACATATCAATTGCTGTTTGCCCATTTGAAGCGTTATTTATGTCGTAAACAGGAGGATTTGGAAGTCCTACAATACAACTCGTATCTCCATCTTTTTGATTGTTAGCACATGTTGGATGCGCCCATTGACCAGCATAATGCAAATGGTCATCCTTAAATATCATCCAGTTCCCACAACCACTCATAATTTCAATTCTTTTCCACTTTCTATTGCATCTGGCATCCCCATCAACCATTTTCATCATGTGCTTTTCAGGAGTTTTAAACCCATATATATTGGGATATGTGGCTCTTGTTAAGATGGACTGGTCTTTACTTAATTGCGATATAGAATCAATATCATATCCATTATAAGATTCTGTATTCCAAGGAGGAAAAACTTGTGAACCATCATTTGGTCCACAAAGATATCCATTTCTTCTGCCTGCATATAATTGATTAAATTCTTCAATCGGCGTATTAAAATAACTCAACGATCCCGGTCCACGTTCTCTACACCATGTAGTTCCTAAATAATAAGCCGCTCCATTATTGCCACCTTCAAAAGCAATGATAACTGTTGACCCAGCTGGAGGAATCCATGATGAACCACTATCGTCAAATCCACCAAAAGATGATATAGGCAAAGCCCAAGGTAAACTTGAAACTTCTGAAGTAGGATCATCAAAAATTGGAGAAAACCACTGTACTCTATTTTGCTTCCAGATATCCATCGTACTAACGCAAATAGCAGAATAAATACCAAATTTACTTATAGGTTGCTTATATCTTGGATCTCGTAAATCTTTTGTTGCGACATTAAGTTCTGCAACTTTTGACTCAAGATTTTCTAATCTTTTATACATCTCTTCAGCCATGTCTGCCATATCAACCTCTAAGCTTTGTTCTTGGTGAAGGTATTTGTGTCAATTTTAAATCTGTAACCCATCCACCATCGTTTATTGTGTGATCACAACCTGTTACAGTATAAAATCCATCTGATATCATAGAATTAATTTTTGGATTTGCTAACCAATCTGTCTGAATACCAATTGGCGTTATACCTTGCGTAAAGACAGCAAATGGATTGATAAATATAATTTTTATCGCTCCACCCTTTATGTTTAAAGACCAAAGAAATCTAGGATCTCCCTGAATTGTCATGGTAGCTGTTATAGCACCAGCAGTTTCTGGTTTACTGTAGTTTTCAGCAGCAATTGCTGCAACACCAGCTTGCGCTTGCACTCTAGGTAAGTTTTTCGGAGCATCTCTATCCCAAGCATCATTTGCCACAGCTCCTCCCATCGCAATATCTTGACCCGGAGCTGTTTTTGAATTCTTTTCTTGATCAGCCTCGTTACCATCAAAAGGATTACATAAGTCTTTAACTTGTACTGCTCTAATGTTAGACCCACCACCCGCTTGACCACCTATAGCTTTATTGGGAATACCAACAAGATTTATTTTAGGAGAAAATCGTATTACTGGACTATAGTCTCCACCATTAACAACATATGTTCCTAAAAATGGTCCTAATCCGCAAAATGCCATCGAACCTCTTCTTTGAATGCAAAATGTACTGTCAGCTTCAACTAAATAAAGAGCATCATCATTCGCCCCTGTCGGGAACATCATGTAAACACCTTTGTTACTTGTGGTTACAAATGTATCCATATTTTTTCTAATAGCATCCAAAGGAGGCAAATTATAACCAGCATAAACTCCTTTTTTCGTTGCATTTGGCGCACTACCAGCACCTTTTTCTGCGCCAATACTCCACTCTCCATTAGCACCCTGTGGAGGTCTAGCCAAAATAACACGAGCTTTTGCAGGATCATCAAAGGCAATTCTTGGAGGACAATCACCATTTAACATTATCTCAGCCGCCCTTAACAACGGAACTTGTTGACCCGGTGCTCCTACCCTCTTGTTAACCGTTAAATTCGAATAAGGTCCATCTGCCGATTTTAAAATTAAATTATATCTCCATATGTTTCTTTCAACATGAACTTCTATCTGATGTAAAAAGAAATTAATGAATGGACCTATTGGTCTACCAGCAATTCTTTTGGAAGGAGAATTAACATAAGGCTGATAAACAGCTTTCTTTCCTTCAGAATTCACAAAGACATAACCAACATTAACCGAAACAATGAATATTTCTTGAGGCTTTACAACATTGTCATTGTTAATACCCTCTTTGTTCCAACATCTATTCTTATAGACTGTATTGTAAAATCCAATAAAATCATTTCCAGAAGTATCAACAATTTCTAAAGTTGCACCATACGCATTCTCAATCGACAAAGTAAAACTTTTTATAAACGCATTTCTAGATTCATTGCTTCCTAGAAAATTACCTGTAGAAACATAATATAATTGTTGTTGTTCTTGTCTTGCTACTTGCAATTGTTCATTGTCAAAACGCAAAACTCTATAGAACCTCGCCTCTACAAATGGAGAATACATTTGAAATGGCAAAGTCTCTGGAATACCTGTGGGTCCAGTAAACGGTAAAGCTCTTCTTAAATCACCGCATTGATTGTAGCTCGTACCATCTACTACAAAACTTGGAGGAATTTGATATTTTAAATTTATAGGCATGTTAAAATGTATTTATTGGTAGACGAATGGTTTTACCTGCAACAAAATCTTTTATATCATAAATACCATTTATTTCCATTATAAGCCACCAAGAATCAGGATAACCATAAACTTGAACAGAAACTAAATCAGGTCTATAAGCAAAACCTTCTGGAATCACAGCATACTTGTCATATGTGGTAACAGGATAAGTTCTCCTCTTATAAACTTCAAATGTAAGCTTCTTCTCGTCACCGTAAACATAAACTTTAGAATCTTGGTATCTAGACAAAGCATTAACGTATTTTGAAGCAGTTGCAGTTTTCGATTCTTCAATTTTATATGCCATTTTATGCCCCTAATTGTAGTATTCTTTCTGCGCCGGGAAGATATCTAGAATCGTAAACAACATCAAAGTCTAAATCTATATCAAGCTTCATAGGTAAATATCTACCAAATGGATAATCAGTATTCCAAACTTGATCAGTAGGAAAAGAAGTGGTATAACTTAACATTACAACATTTAGCTCAACACCATTATTAGCTAATAAATCACCACACTTAATGCTCAAAACAACAGGAGGAATATAAGGAATTATGTTTGCTGGATCTCTTCTAGGATATACACAAGCTTCCAAAATTCTTAAATATGATATATTTCTATAAATACTATCAGCATCATAAGAAACAAGCGTGAATTTCCACTTTATAGACCTAGCAGTACCTGCGCTAAATGTTTTGAACGGCATTGTTCTGCCCATGCCCTCCTCAGAATTGTAATTAGCACCTTTGCTGTCTGTTATAGATGGTAAACTATACATATAAACGTAAAGACCTTGTGCCCTAATATAACAATCAGGGATTACGTTAAGTTGACCAGTATTTGTAGTTGCAATAATTCCCATGTTTTAACTCAGTAATTTTTTAGTATTTATTCTGCAACATTAATATATTGCTTTGATCGCATCACTTTTTGTATAAGATCCACCCATCATGTTACTAAGTCTAGGATCTACTTTTGAATAATTCCTAGATCCATACTCATCAATCATTCCTCCAGCCGGAGCAGAACTAGACATATTCTTCAATCTATCTGAAATTTCTCTTAAAATCGAAACCATTTCTGCTGAATTTTTTTCTTGCACAACTGATGTCCCAAATTTATCACTCGGCATCGTCGCCATCTGCGCTTTAGTTCTTTCATTTGTAGTTATTAATTGATTTTCAGGAGAATATGGAACATTTCCAACTCTTCTGTTAAATAACATTTGTGGACCTTCATTAGGGTCATTGTCTGAATATCTGTTAAGGAGATTAGAACGACTACCTTCATTATTATCTGAATAACGATTTAAAAGATCTTTTTTAAGTGACAATAATTCTTCTGTTTGCAAACCTGTTCGTTTAAAAGAATTGTCTGGACTGCTTGTTGCATCTTTCATATGAGCAATCAAATTGGTATACATCTCTTCTGGTTTAGCAGTGCGGTCTTTCATATGAGCAATCAAATTGGTATACATCTCTTCTGGTTTAGCAGTGCGGTCTTTCATATGAGCAATAGGATTAGTAAACATGCTTTCTGGGCTAGCCTTGCCTCTGTTCGCATGAGCAAGAGCATTAGAGTAAATGGGTCGATTAGGAGGCATTTCTAATGTCATTTCTGACATGTTAAAAGGTCCATTGCCTTTTGCGATTTGATTAAATTCTTTTGGAACTACTATTTCACCTTCATGCAAATACGCCAAACCATTTTCTGTAATTCTGTTTGTTCCCACTTGAAAATGGTCAATAGGATCTCCCGGTTTCGGTGGTCCTCCTCTTAAATTTGGGTCTCGATCTGCTCTTTCACCCGCTCTTCTCAGCCTTTCAATTTCGTCTGTTGCCATTTTTAGAGCGTTTCTTAGTTGGTCATTTGCTATCTTTAATGCATCTTTTGCAGCGTCTGGAAGTTCTCCTGTTTCGCCAAAAGCAATAATTTTGACAATTCCAAGAATTTCTCGCATAGTTTGCCGCATTTCTGATGATTCTTTATTAATATCATGTAAAATTTTTGTAGATGGATCTAACCCTTCTTGTTTTTCAGTTGCTAATATTTGATTTGCGGATTGAATTTTTTCAATTGTTTCTCTGAGAGCACTTGTATCACCTCCTTCAGCTTTTTTCAGGACATCATCTAACATATCTGGGGTTATATCTAATGTTTTTTCTCCTCTTGCATCTAATCCTTTATTTATTTCGATTAAAGAATTTGCCATTACATTCTTCATTATATCTTTATTCGTAAAGTTCAATTTTTTATAAGCTTCTGGAGATAAACCTTGTAACGCTGCAATGTCAGAATCTAATCCTTCAGTTTTTCTTTTTGTTCCAAAAGCAGATGCACCTTCTTGGAAATTTTTGGCACCTTTAAAAGATTCGCTTATTGTAGCCAGAATGTCAAGACCCTTGGATGTCTTTAAGCTACTTTCTTTTTCTTCGAGAGCTGCTTTTTCTTTCGGTGTTAAACCTGCTTTGGCTTTTTCTTTTTTAATATCAGCCATTTTTTGATCAAATGTTTTAGTACTTTCTTCAAGCGCCTTTTTCATCATTAGCAATTCGCCTGCTTGCTTTCCTGTTCGAGAAACTGCTTGAAGATTCAAAATCATTTTTTCTTCAGCACTTAGCTTTTCAAATTGTTCCATCGAGGTAAGACCCATCTCTTCTAAAACATTGCTAAATCCTTTACTAAATTTACTCATCGATTTTTCTGATTTAGTCATAGTTCCTGTTAGTAACTCTTCGTAAACACCACCAGAATCTGCGGCTTGGCGCATAATTGTAGCCATAGCATCGCCGCCGTCTAATAGTAACTTTGTTCCATCTGTTAAATATTTTTGCATTTCTGAACCAGCATCTTCAACACCAAACTTTTTGAAACTTGCTGACATCTGCATAACATTTTTCATTGACATTGTTGTTAAATTACCAGAATTTCTTAAACTTCGTGTAAATGCTTGACTGCTTTGAACAACGTCTCTTAATTTATCTCCTGTTATACCAGTATTTCTTGCGACATCAATCATTGACTTGTTAGCAAAACCTATTTGTTCAGTAGTCATGTTACCAGCAATACTTAAATCTAAAAATGTTTCATGTAATGACCCAGCAGCTAATCCAAGTTGTCTTTCAGTGTTTAACTGAGCAACTGCAATTTTTTGCATATCTTTGCTGCTTTTTATGCCTGATCTTGCATACTTTACAAGTTGTTTTTCAAATTCGACTTCATTAAATCCAGTTTTATGCACAGATTTTGATATTTTAGTAAAATTTTCTAATATGTATCCACTTTCTGCTGTCAAACCTTGTGTTTGATGAATAGCTCTTTTCATATCAACATTAAATTGATTTATCTCTGTTGCCATTGCAAACGGATTAAAAAGCATGTCACCAATTGTTTTTGGAAAAAGTTCTGGCAAACTTAACAAACTAGTTTCAAAGTCTTTAAGAAAGTCAACAAGCATACCAACCCATGATCGGGAAGGCGCACCCGGAATTCCACCACCACCACCACCACCAATTCCACCACCACCACCACC